TCAATGAGCTTCGCTAACTTCTGCTTCATGGTATACCTCCTTTGTGATTTCTTTGAACTGCTCCGGACTAATAACGCCTGCCTTGACAAAATCTTTGACCTTTGCCAGCGAATACACACCCAGATCATAGAAACGTTTAATAATGCTGTAATACATCACTCGCCCTCCTCGCCTATCAGCGTGCCTGTCATAGCAGCTGTGTATAGCACTTGTGCCATTATCTTGTCCTGCTCAGTTACTGTAGGTTTTTCAAAATTATCTTCCGTCAGCCCTGCGGCTTTCAGCATTTCTTCTTGCAATTCTGTCATATGCTACCTCCTACTTCACTCAGCTTCACAATATATTCTTCTTCCGACGGCACTGGTATGCGATAGCTGTCGCCATTGCCGTTTTTGAACGTTATGCTACCGCCTGCTTCAACTGTTAGATTTCGCAGAAAATCATCTGGTATCATGGTTGAAATGTCTGTGACGATTGGTTTTTCTAATGGCACTATTTCCGTTCCGCTAACACTGTTGACCTGTGTATACGTTTTGTTTTCGTAGTCCACAATGTTACCCTCTACGCCGTAGCCAGGCAGATTGCGGATAGCTTCGGGGATTGGGTGTTCAGTCTGATAGAATGGGGAATAGTTGGTAATGGTATTACCATTTTCTAACTGAACGTCATAGACCATGCCTACTATGGTACACAGGGACACAAAATCAGTGTCGGCTACGAACGGAACTACTGCCTGATATTCTGTGTTTGCCGCAAAACCTACTTCTGATTTTATCAGCGAACTATCATGTGCGTATGATATGTTTTTCCCTTTTTGTAGTGACCAACGCAAACCGCCTTGATTGGTCGTATTTGATTTTATTTTGAATGACAGTGTATACTTATTGCCGGCAACAGTCGGAACATTTAGGACAGTTGTCGTTAAACCTTTTGTGTAAATAACACCATTTTCAACCTTGCTTATGTTCGCCCCATAATGGGTTTTGTCAGTATAATCAAACAAATTCTTTCCCTGCTCCACAACGCTCTCTGTGCCAGCACTTATAATTTCACCGACGTTATATGGGTAATAATCATTAGGGAACATGGCTTCAAATTCTTCCACGCTTGCAGGCTCGTTGCCCGAACCGAACATGAGGGTGAGGTCTATCAGCATGACGGAAAATTTGAGTTTGTTGAAAACTGTGTCTTTATCGGAATATATAGCCGACAACCAGTTGCTATCCCAATGTTTATCCGACATTTCAAATATGAACGATTTTCCAACAATCTGTTTTTGGATTGCAGTTCCGATTGTGCATCCATTTGCAGGATTAACGGTTCCTGAGATAATTTTTGAACAAAACAAATATTTGTGTCCGTTAGTTGGCGAAAATTCGTCCAATTTCAAACCCCACCATCCCTTCGCAGTTATAGCATTGGTTGCCGTTCCGTCCAGAACTGAATAATTTCCGTCCGTTGACGTTGTAATTCCATTTCTGGAATCGAATGGTTTATTTTTCGCAAACTGATTAAACACAACCGACCTACCACCCACGTTCTTCACCGACATCAGCTTTGCCCCTGTAGGGACAGTCTTGGTGTATGCGGTTTCGCTGTCGGTTTCAAATTTATGGGTCACACCCTGTCCTATATCAAACAGTGCGTCCACACGTCTTTTTAGTTCCTTATCAGTTAGTTTCACGTTAGCTATTTCTGCTGTATTCTCGGCAATCTTTTCAACCGCTGTTGTGTAGTCATCAGGCAAACTATCCGCTATGGCTTGTGCTGTCTGTGCGGCAGCTTCGGCGGCAGTTCTGCCCTCTGCGACCTTAGCGGCATGGTCTACCACTGTAGCCTTGTCGGCTGTCACCTGCGTTGCCATTTCCTGCACCGCCTGCTTGTCTGCTGCTGTGCTGTCAGCGCAGGTCTTTGCGGTCTTTGCGTAGCCTGTTGTTATGTTCTTGTCGGCTGTGGTCTGCTGTGCCGATGCAGATGCTTGGGCTGCTGATACCTTGGCACTATTCTGTGATTTAACCGCCTCAGCACGTGCGGTTTCTGCACCCTGCATAGCGGTTTCTGCCTGCGTTACGGACGTTTCAGCCGCTGTCTTTGCGGTTTCGGCACGTTCAGCCGCCTGCGTTGCCGTGTCGGCTGACAATCCTGCGTTTGTGGCAGTTTTTTTTGCATTTTCAGCCGCTGTTGTCGCCGTGTCTGCGGCGGTGACAGCTGTCTGCATATCTGCGTGTGCCTGTCTGCCTATGGCATCTATCTTATCCAGTGCGTCAGCTGCCACACTTGGTGACGGGATAGCATTGTCACCTATAGCCGCACCTATTCTCAGGCGGAATATGCGTGATTTTTTTACTAAAATATACTCATCGCCTGACAGTTTTTTCGCACATATCTGACAGCTGACTGTCTGCGCTGACCGCAGTATATCTGCAGTAGGTGTCCACTGTCCACCTGTGATATCGACCTCATAGACAGTGCCGTCACCGTAGTCTATCGTTAGCACATAGCGGTCTGCGCCGTCTACTGTCAGCCCTTCGACAGACACAGGACGGGCATTTGTTTCACCTATATAGCCTAGCAGGGCTGTGCTTAGGGTTACGTCATAATCTGCATTTAATGTTATCGTCATTTAATCACCCCTATTCTATCGCAATGTAATCCACATAGTACGTTCCTGTCGGGACATTTACTGTTGACCCGTTATTAGCTCCCATGCAGACGTTCAGATAGTACGACTTTCCCGAACCACTAACGTGGGTGCAGAACGTCTTGTATGGTGTTGGTATGTCTGTCTGCCGTAGTGTTGCTATAACCTGCTTAGGCACAAAATTCAGTCCAAGCGGTATCCGCATCAGCGCATTTGCTCCCGTCATCTTGTGTTCCACAGTGCCATAGTGTATCTTGCCGGCTCGGCTCAGTATCTCATCGATTTCCTCGCCTGCGTGTTGCATAGGATAGTCATTTTCAGTGATATCCTGTGCCAATGTCACATTTTCATCAGCCATTATCTCGCCCCCTTAAAGCTGTTCTTCAACGTTCAGACCCACTGCTGAGATATCAGCACTCAGTCCGCCGTCAAAGGTAAATCCTAAATTCGTTATCGGTATATCATAGCTGTCTGTGCCGTTGGTGTAGGTCACCACGTCACCTATGTCGAAACGTGGATCGCCTAATCTGTGATACAATTCTGTTGTATACCATGAAAAGCCACCTATCCTGCGCCACAGAGATTGCAAAAGTGACTCTGTCATGTATGGATTTTCAAACTCCAAGACTCGACCTTGCGTTGTATCTGTCACGCCTAGCGACAGCGTTACATCTTCACTGACCTTGCAGATTATGCCGACTATCACGTTCTGTCTTTCTGACAGCGTAGGCAGGTCTATGGTGTTGTTGTCAAGCGTTTTCACCGGTTTGCCATACCACTTTCGGACGTACTTTCCATACCTGTCAACATACCCGAACTCGCCTTGTGCAGAAGCCAGATAGGACAACATTTGCCGCATGGTCACGTCCTTTGGCACTGAGCTGACCTTGAAATAGAAATACTTTGAGTACAGCACCTTGCCGTTCTTATCTATCAACCTTCTGCCGTTCTTGTCATGCAATAGTCGCACCTCTGTATAGTCATTGCCGTTCTGCAATCCTAATTGTCTGCAGATGTCGTCTTCGACGGCTTTATTCCAGTTTGGCATAGGGATATGTGGTACATATGGTTTGTCCGAAAAGTACAGCTTGTCCGCCATTGTCAGCTGGACGCTGCCGCCCGACTTTTTCGACTTCACACAGGTGAAACGTCCCATTGGTATCTTTTCGTCATTTGTATCAGATGAAGTTGCGTCCTTTGTATACAAACTGAAAACATACTCATTTCCAAGATACTTAGTCCCGTCGTCAACAAGCTCCGCCGTCACGCTCTGAGAACAGACCGCTCCAAGCTCTATATCATCACTCAGAGATGTTGATTGAATGTCCGTCTGAACGTTCTGAATGCCGTCATATGCCACAGGTGTTTCACTCTGAGCGTCCTCTATCCACATACCCCACAAGGCTTTGTAACTCTCTATCCTGCTTGTTATCTCATTGCTTGCTATGGTGTACATATGCCCTCCTAACGTTCTGCGAATGTGACAGTACAGCTCTTGTAATACTCACCACCGTCAAGTCTGACAAGCCCCTGCGGTACATAGTCGCTTGCGTTGGCGGATATAGAATAATACTTGCCATTGTGCCAAAACTCCAGTTCTGCAAAGTCGGGTCCGTCCTCAATAAGGGATTGTATCTCGGCTGAATCTGCCACAGGAAGCATTGTCCACTTGCAAGGCAGTTTATATTTGCAGAACTTTCTTGCACCCACAAACAGACCTGTTGTATTCACTCGTCCTGAACCTGCCGTCCATTCGTAACAGTTTACAGGGCTCCAGCTATCAGGGTCAGGGTCTGTCACCCATACGCCGTTTATCTTTAGCAATGTTCCTGTCAAAATGCACTCACTCCCGTCTTACGTTTATACTGATTGTTGCTGTCCTGCATACACTTGAAAAGCACCTTGCTGTCAACTGTTCCGAAGAACACAGGGTCATAAGCTTTCAGCCAATCAAGTATAGCGTTCAGCACCCTTAACACCTCGTCCAGCTTGCCGTTATCAAGCATACCTTGCAGTTTGCTCAGAGGTGAGATCACCTCCGGGTCTGCCTTTGCGTTCCTGTTATCGCCCACCATTGCAAGGGTCGGTGCTGACGCAAGTCCGCCTGTGGCAAGCTTTGGTATCTCAGGTATGCTTATTGTATCAAGATCAAAGCCGAAGGTTTCTCCGCCTATGCCAGGCACCCAATCAGGCACATCAAAACTCAGGCTGTTAATGCCGTCGATTATCCAGTTGACCGCACTTTCAATAGCACTGGTCATTTTGTTTACTGCACCGATAATTAGGTTTATAGGTGCTTTCACAACGCTGTAAAGCGTGTCCCATACGCCTTTGAAAATCTTCTTTACACCCTGCCAAGCCTTTTTCCAATTGCCTGTAAAAATGCTCTTGACGAACATTATAATGCCGTTTAGAATGGTCTTTACGCCTCCGAAAGCGTCTGAAAAGGTCTTTTTGAACCACTTGCCTATGCCTTTGAAAACGCCCTTGACAGCGTTAAGAAGCTTTGTGAAGATCTCCTTTATCTTTGCAATACCTTCAGATACGGCATTATACAGACCTTGTATGATATATCCGCCCATTTCAGCCATGACCTTACTAGGGCTGTGAATACCAAAACAGTTCTTGAAGCCCTCAAGAAACGGCGTAAGAACATGGTCATAAAGCCAAGTACCTATGCCCTTGAAAGCGTCAACGATACCTGTGAAAAGCCCCTCAACGATATTACCGCCACAGTCTTGTATCTTCTCCGTAAAGTAGTCACGGATACTGAAAACAGCGTCCTTGATAAAGCCCCACAGCACCGATACCGCACCGCCTATAGCTGAACCTATTGCCTTGAAAAGTTTTGTGGCAATGCCGCTCCAATCTATTGTAGAAATGAACGTCCACAGCTTTTCGCCTATGCCCTGCCAGTTTACAGTTTGCAGGAAGTTTATTGCCGTATCAAGCAGACCTTTTACGCCCTCAGAGATAGTCGTTCCTGCCTTGCCCCAATCAATCTCATCAAACCAGCCGTTCACAGAAGTGCCTATGGACGAGCCAAAGCCCGACCAATCAAAGGTGGTAACGAACGAATAAAGATAGTCGATGATAGCTTGCCATTTTGAAGCAAGGGTCTTGCCGATAAGCGACCAATCTGTTTTCTTTATACCGCCGTTAAGAAAATTAGCCGTACCCTTGCCGAAGCCTGCCCAATCGAACTTCTTCATAAAGCGGTATCCTGCGCCAAAAATTGTGTTTATGCCTCCACCGAAGCTGTCACCAAGACCTGTCCAATCAACGCCGTTAATAAAGCTGTTCAGACCGTCTGTAAGCTTATCCACAAAGCTATTCAGCTTTTTCTGAATACCGTCCCAGTTGATGTATGCGAAAGCTCCGTTGACCTTTTCAGCCACAAGAGAGCCAACTCCTGCCCAGTCCCCCGACTTAATGGCGTCTTTCATACGCTCCGCCCAATCAGGAAGCTGAACGTTGTCGCCGTTTATGGCTGAGTAATCAATGCCGCCCTCTGAACTGTCTGTATCGGACTTGCTCTGATCTGGTGCAACTCTTACAACGTCAAAGTCTGCAAGGTAAGTATCCTGAGTTTTCTTTATCTTCTCCGCTGATTTCTGCGCCTGCTTTGTCGCCTGCAAGGACTTCTGATAGGTGGTGCCGAAAAGCTCAGAGATAAACGCCGCCACAGTTTTTGTCGCCGTCGCTACGCCCGTCATAAGCGTATTGAGATACGGCATAACTGTGTTCATTATAGGTGTGAAAGCTATGGTGAGGTTTGCTTTTATTTCGTTTAAGGACTTGGCAAATTCTTCGTTGCCTGAAACAGCGTTTGCGACAGCGGAACGTATTCCTTTCAGCAAAACAAGCACGCCTGCCATTAAGAACACTCTTTTTGCCGCAGATTTGAGCGAATGTGTAAACTTACTCAGCGGTTTTGAAGTGCTGTCGATAGTTGTTTTAAGCCTGCTGAATTTGGATTTAACTGCGTCAACAGCCTTCGAACCTGCCGAACGCATTGTCTTGAAAGCTCCGCCGAGAGTTGACTTCACCGCCTTGCCTGCAAAGCTTACGGCTGAGCCGATACCGCTTTTTATCCTGCCTGCAACAGTCTTTATTTTCTGCACGGCACTTTCAGCAAAGCCTGCAATAATATCGTCCATTTTTGTTGTCTGCTCTGAAACGCTTTCGGCCGACTTGTTTGCCGTTTCCGCTGCTGTCTGACTTATCTTCGCAGAACTTGATTTAGTCTTGTCCTGCATTTTCTGAACTATCTTATCCGTTAGTTCATTGACCTCAGCTTCGACCTTTGTAGTGTCATACTCGGGGTCATAGTTCACCTGAACAGTTTTAGGCTTGATATTATCCGTCTGCCCTACCGCTTCCTGCGCCTTTTTGCCCAGCTTATCATACTCAGCCATTGCCTTTTCAACAGCCTCCTGCATACTCTTCTGAGCTATCTCCGACGCACTGCCAAAGCCCTCGTCTATTGCTTTGGCGGTCTTATCCATAGCGTTCTCAACAGCTTTCTCTGCCTGCTCTACTGGCTTTGAAAAACCGTTCTGTATGCTTGCAGATATCTTGTCAAGCTGCTCCTGCACCTTGTTTTTTATCACAAGGTCAAGAGATATAACACCAACGCTTGCTCCGTCTGCCATTACTTATCACCTGCCTTTCCGAACATTCCCTTGAACAGCCTTTCAAAGTATCTCGCAGTTTCAAGCTTGTCCTGCTCCGTGAACGTTTTCTTTGCTTTCTGACTTCTGAACGCCGTCCACTCTGAGCGTATTTGCTTTTCATACCTGTCGAAATTCTTTATGATATCCTTGTTGTCTTCGCTCCTGATACGAACGATCTGACCCAGCGGCGTATCGTGCATAAGCCCTGCAACGAGCCTGTACCAATCGCTGTAATGCAGATTTTCCTGCTCTGAGGGCAGGATATTGTACTGCTTTGCAATGGATTGTATGATAAGCTCTCGGTCATAGTCAAGATCGTACCAGCTTTCTTCAAATTTACTCTGCGTTTTCCTGCGGAAATCGAGCCTCTGTCTTTTCTGCGTCCTCGCCTGTTACCGCTGAGATAACAAGAGTGAAAAGCTGCTGATATGCCGCCCAAGGCATATTCATTGTCTCTATCTCCTTGTAGTCCTTTGATGCGAACGCAAGCTTGAAAACCTCGTCTATCATATCAAGGTCTTTCTTTTCAGCGTTCTTGTCGCAGATGTCAAGTATCTTCTTGACAGTTTTCTGCCTGTCGTCCACAGGGTAGACCTTGTCGCCTACTCTTATCTCTGGTGTACCTGTAAGAAGCTTGCTGTCGAGTGTATACATCTTTGCCATAGTTATTATCCTTTCTGATTTTAGGTATAAGAAAAGCACTCCGCTATAAACGAAGTGCTTGACATTGTTATTTTGCTGTGATATAATGAACATAAAGAGAGGTACTGCGATAAGCGGTTTACCTCCAGTTGGTCAATTTAAATTATAACCGTCCTTTGGCAGAAGGGCGGTTATTTCTTTTTATTGCAGACATTGAGCACAAGCCCAATTATGTTTGTTATAAGTAGAAGTAAAGTTAAGACTTCCATAACGCTCATGTGTCGCTCACCTCCTTAGCCATGAGGCTTTTGGAGGATTATTTAAACCGCCTACCGTTATTTGCAGTACCCAAAGTCATTATATCACAGATAGTTTTTCTTGTCAAATATTGTTGTTTACGCTGCCGCCTCTGTAAACTCAGGCTTGCCGTCGGAAGCAAAGTCGAACGCAAGCGGTGCGACTGCCGTTGAATCTCCGCCGCCCCATTCTGTTACGCTGACAACACCCTTGATAACAAGCTTTGCTCCGCTTGGGAAATTCCACACAAGGGTTGTGGTCGCCGCAGCACCTGTTTTGAGTGCAAGGCTCTCGATGTAGTCATTGCCTGCGTCACCGACGTTTCTCTTGCCTGAGATACTGATAGTGATAGACTTACCAGTGAGCAGACGTCTTGTCCAGCCCAGCTGATCAAAAGGCTTCCACTCCTCGATATTGCCGTCAATGGATACTGAAAAGCTCTCCATATCGGCAATAGTCACAAGATTGCTCTCTGTCGAGCCGTCGCCGCCTGTCTTGTCTATCTTGAACTGGTTTTCATATACGGGATAAACTCCTGTTGTGTTTGCCATACTCATTCATTCCTTTCATAATATACTGTTGCCTCGATAACATATTCACACACGCCTCGCTCGTCCCTGCCAACAGAAACAGGCTCTTTGCATTCAAGATACTTTACCGTAAATCCGTCACCCTTATACTGACGGATATCGGATAGGATATCAAGAACGCTCTGAGCCTTTATCTCTGCCTGCGTGGGATTGTCGGTCCAATGAATAAGCACCGAGATATGTTTTTCAAGTGTTTTTGTGCAGGCTTTTCCGCCTATGCAGATACGCTGTGGCTTTGAGGTCTTTGCGTTGTACACGCCTATGCACTTATCAAGGTTGCCGTCAATAGTGCCTGCATACACGTCCTGCAATTCAAGGATATCGCTCAGCATATCCGCTATGTTAAGTAAATTCATACGCCTGTCCTCTTTTTGAACTCTGCCACAAACTCATTTTTGGCAAGGTCCTTTTTACTGCCTGTGATATATGGCTCAAGCCAAGCCGCACCTGCGTTGGGGTTATTGCCTTTCTGAAAATGATACTCAGGGTGATAGTACAAACGTCTTGCCTGCGGAGAGCCTGTTACAAGACTTGCACCGCTTTCGTCAGCGTGGACAAAGGTCTGATTATTCTGCATATCGCCTGTATCGAACGGCATTGTCTGAGCACTTACAAGGTCTGTCCTCACCTGCTCCATAGCCACCTCAGCAGACTTCACAGCAGCGTCTTCGATAGCTTTTATTGCCTGCACATCAAGCTTTATTTCAATGCCCACTATATCAACTCCAATCTTGTGTAATTCACCCTGCCGTCAGGGTCTTTGGCTTTCTCAGAGCCATATATCTTGTACGTCCTGCCGCCTATGACCGCATAGCCCTCTATAACAGCGTTATCAGGGGCTATATCTCCGCAGAAAAGAGCCTCGCCTGACAAGGTTATAAGCTGTTTCTCTGCGGATAATTTCTGCCTTGACTTTTCAGAGTGAAAGCATTTGCCCTCAAATATGACCGTCTGCTTCTTTGAGCCGTCACGATTAAGTCCGTCCGTTCGATAGACCTTACAGGGCGTTTTGCATACCCTTTCAGGTACAAGCTGAGGAAACTTCATTACATCAGCCCCCTGTAACATAGTCCTGTCTGCATAAGCACATTGTAGACCTGACGTGTTGTGATAACGCCGTCAAGAGATACCACCTTTGACTTATCGAATGACATTGAAACTCCGCTTATGCTGTAAGCGCTCAGAGGGCTTTCTAACAGCTCCGAATTGTCATAGATGAATTTCATCTGCAAGGCTGTGGAACGCTTTATACGCTCTCTCTGAAAGTCTGTGAAGCTGTCAATGCCCTCTGCTGTTATGCGGTTGAAAGTCAGCGTGTCGATATCGCTTTCAGCCCTTTGCCGAATAGCTGAGAACTGTTCCTCGGGGATATCACACTCAGGGCAGATGTTGCAGAACTCGGTAGGGGTAAGGTACATATCCCTCACCCCTTACTCGCTGTATTCGGCTGTGTCAACGTCAGCGTAAATGCTGTCTATCTTTCCGTCCTTGCCGTTCGGGAAAGTGAAAACATCTGAGAACGCTCTGTTCTGATAGAGCCAGCCGTCACCCTCTGTGTGTCCGCCCGGAGCAAAGCTGTAAATGCTGTTGATCTTAGGCACTATCTTTGTGGTCTCAGGTGTTGCGATAAGCACGTTTATCTTGTGTGAACCTGCGACTTTTTCATAGTAGGTATCAAGTGCAGACTTGCTCGGTGTGCCTGATACCTTAGTGTAAGAACCGCTTGATTCGGTGTAATACTCCTTGCCGCTCACGATATCGGTATCAGCGGTCTTTACATAGCTTGCAGTGCAAGGCTCAAAGCCGCCGTCCTCAGGATCAAAGTTGAAGCGGTCATAGAAACGCTCATCATCAATGACCTCCATGATAGGCACACCGTCAATGTCGGTCACTCTTGTTCTAAGACCAAGTCCTCCCTCTGCGATCTGTGTCATTTCGATTTTTCTCGTGAACTTGTCAGACTGCTCCAGCAGGTCCATAATTGTGGAAGTCACATACATGATAAGAGAGCCGTTTGCCTTGTATCTTCTCAGCTTGCCTGCTGAAAGAAAGCCTTTGAGCTTATCAAACACGTTGCCCTTTGTGTATGATGAAGCGGCTGTTGATGAGTGATAGCCCTCAAGCTCTGCCGCTCTCTGAGCTGTCTTTGAGAAGAACAGAGCGTCCGTTTCGGGAGCAGACTGTGTTTTCTCGAATACCTTTGAGATATTCTTGATAGACGCTGATGAGTTTGTTTCGTCAACGTCAGCCTTATCCACAAGAAACTCAACGTCACGATCGTGTGTAAGAGTGAAAGGCACGTCCGTCTGAACATACTTACCTGTGTTCCAGCCGCCGTTTCTGTTGTGGCTCTTGTAGCCTGATGTTGACATCTGTGTGAAGTGGAAAGTCTTTGCGTCAAGCCACCTAACGTTCTGTGTGATGAACGGGCTTGACAGTGTTTCCTGGATCCTTATCTCCAAGAGTTCGGGATTCCATACTTCTGCGTAATTAAGATTTGGCATGATTCATTCCTCCTGTTTTTTACTTGAATTTGTTCCAGCGTTTCTGCACTGTTGGTTTGCTCTGTGGCTTCTTTTCATCAGTATCCGAAGATCCTGCACCGACCTTGAAACCTCCCTGCTTTTTGCCGTCGGACTTTTTGCCACCCTCGCCTTTCATATCTGGATACTTCTTCACAACTGCAGAAAGGGCGGCGTTGATATCCTGCTGACTGCCGTTTCTCACATAGCTTTCAGCCACCGCAACGGCGTCTTCGATACAGTCGGGCTTGATACCAAGCTGCATAGCGGCTATCTGAGTTTTGAGCCTGAGTATCTCCTGGTCCTTTTCATCAGGTGCGTTCTCTGCACTGTCCTGCTTGTCGGACTTATCCTCGCTTGGCTGTTCCTGCTTATCTTCCGCAGACTTATCAGCACCCTCACCGTTCTCGTCAGCCTGACTATCGTCCACCGCAGGTTGTTCCTTGCCGGCAGAGTTCTCATCTGCCTTGTCCGCAGGCTTTTCCTCAGCCTTTGACTCGTCCTTTTTCTCCTCGTGAGTGTCGGGAGTTTTCTTCTCCTCCTCATCAGGGAGTTTCTTTTTCTCGTCCATTTTCTGACCTCGCTTTCTTAAATTTGTGTATGAAAAAAGCACCCGTTAAGGTGCTTAGTTCCGATGTTTGGGTATAAAAATACCGCCTCGCCGTAGCGGAGCGGTAGAATTATTTACATCTTTTCGATTTCATTTTCATTGCAGTCATACAGCTTCCATTCGCCACCATAACCACCTGCTGTTCCTTTTGTATCACTTTCAACAACATAGTTCGTTTTGCCGTTAATATTTGATTTGTCAATAATAGTTCCGACTATGCTATTTGACTTGATCTTTACTTTGTCATATAATTCAAACATTATCGCTCATCCTCTCTATGTGCAGTTATAATGCGTGGGATACTCTCAGGAGTATCTTTTTGCCAAACTGTTCTGAAACGTTTCTTTTCGTTTACTCCTAACTCAGCAAATATACTAAATCTTTCAACGCCACTATCAGAAACAACTTTATCGACCGCTTTGCTATAATCAAAGCAAGCCTTTAAATCCTTGTCAAGAAGTTCAAAATCTGTTGTTTTATAGCCAACACTGAAAAATTCCTCTGAGTGTTTTGCATTTGGTTTCAAAAAGAACTTATTGATTTTGTCAGTGGTAATTTCACACTTATTGTTTTTTATTATATCACTTTTTACGTTTTTGTCAACACCACTGCCATAATACTTCTCCCTGTCATAATCCCTATGCAGCACCTCATTATGCTCCTCAACGAACGCCTTTAATTCCTGCTGAGCCTGCCTGAGTTTTCGGCGGTATTCCTTTGCTGTATCAGGGTCGCAGGTGCCTGCCGCAAAGCGTTTGAGCTTGCGTATCTTCCGCTCCATTGCACGCTGTTTCTGCTCAAGTTCTCGCTGCTCTTTTATCTTCTCCGCCGGTATCGGCTCAGGTATCTGCGTTCTGCCGTGTATATACTGCGTCATTGTGTGACGGCAGTTGGGGTGGAAAAGCCCGTTCTTTACGGCGTACGACAGCAGCCAAAACCACTCTCCACAGTAATTTGACTTGCCTTGAAACTCGTCCTTTTCCCCCTCCCATACCGTGAACACATCATCAATGTATACTTGACCTTGCCAAGGCTCACAGGTCTTTGAACAGCCGCCATACTGAGACACAAGCACAGTATCATACCCAAGCTCTGCAAAGCGTTTCGCCGCACCCTGCAACGCTGCCCTTGTGGAAGTTGTCCGCAGAGCCATTCGCACATAGTCGGCAATGTTCACTCGCTTGCCGTCAGCGTATACGATACAGTTTATGCCCTTGTCGAGGAAGTCCCTTGTGGCAAGGTCGATAGCCTCATTAAGCGTCATAGAGCCTGTTCCCATTGCAAGCTGTACCCTATTCAAAGTCTGCCTGTAAATATCGTCTGTCATTCGCAGTGCGGCTGTTTCAGCGGTCTTTTCAAGGGTGGTGACGTCTTCCATAAGCTTTGCCATTTTCTTTTCGTTCACGCCAAAGAAATGCTTGTCGGGGATAGGTGTTATAGGCTCGTCAGAAAGCTCCTGGGCACTCCGTTGTGCCTGCTGCTGACCCTCTTGAAACTGCTCCGTCATAAGCTGTCTTGTCTGATCGTCGATAACGTCAACGTACTCGTTCATAATGTCGAGGTTTTCACGGCGGAAGTTCTCCATATTTTTCAGTTTCTCAGCCTGCCAAGCAGACCATTCAAAGCCGTAACGCTGCTCTTCCGCCTTGTGCCTTTTGAGATTGCGTTTCAGTGAAGATATGAGCCTTAGCTCTATCTCCTCAAATATTTTGGCTATGTCCTTAAAATTAAGCGTACTCATCACCTACCGCAGTAGGCTCACCCTCTGTAAGCCCCTTTTCCTGCATTATCCGCTTGACCTCTGCAGCTTTCCAATCGTCCTCTTTAGAACTGCCCCACAGCTCCTCCACCTGCGTTTCAACTGACATAATACCATATGTGCTCGCCTTGCCCACAGTTTCAACTCTGCTGTCAAAGTCAGGCGCACCGTACTCACCGAAGTCAACTGTCACCTCATAAGTCTCAGGGACTTTGCCCTGCATATTGTCATAGGTCATGAGCACCGCAGAAACAAGCTGCGGCAGAGCCTTTTCAAGAGCCGTTGTGATAGTGTTTCGGGTGTTGCCTGTGACGTCTTTCTTCTCTCGCTGAGCGTCTGCGCTTGACATCTTGCCAACATCTATGCCCAGCGTGGCAGGAGATACAAGCCCTTGCAGACACATAAGCAGGCAATTCGTATAGCTTGCCACAAACGCCTCATACTTGATATCAGGCTGAACTACTTCTATCTTAGGCACTGCACCCTCTGCCGAAAGCGGTGGGTCAATGCTTATGTAACTGTTGCCGAACTGGTTTGGCGCTTTAAGCTTACCGCTTGCAGGATCTCTAGGTATCATGCTTTCGGGGATATACTGCTTTACCCTGCCTGCTCTGATAGCGTCCCACCATTGTGAGATGACCTCGTCTAAAGCGTCAAAGCAATCAGACTTGCCGCCGTCAAAAATGCTCTTGCCCCTGTTCGGGTATTTCCGTGATGAAAAGAATTTCAGCGGCACAGCCATTATATACTCGCCATCAAACTCAGTTCGGGGCGGTATCTGTGCAAGACAAGGCACGTTGTCCAAGCCGACCTCGTGACCGTTATCGTCATACAGACGGCTTTCTATGTACCCCTTGCCGTAATGCTCTTCAAGGTGAAATCTCTTTGAGCCTGCATAATGCACAGAATGAAAAATGACCTCGTTCAGCAGACCTCGTACAAAGTTATACTCCACTTTGTCAGCGCCGATAAACTCGACTATTGGCGTATCAGAAAGCTCAGTATCCACAGATATTTTGAAAGCTCCGTCGCCGTCAACAAGTGCGGTAACTACCGCCTTGCCTGTCAGCTCTGTGAAGTCTATATGCTCGCAGATATTATCGAAGTCAGCCTTTGCTTTGTCCCCTGTGACCTTGATATCGTCCATATCAGAATAGACAATGTATGAAAGCGTATCGGCGATTATTGCAGGCAGACCGCTATGTATCTTGCGTATCTTTTCATTCTCAGGGACGCTGCTCCAGAATGAATTTGTGCCTAAGTTAAGCTGACGAAAGAACTGTGAAAGCTCTGCGGCGTCACCACGATACCAAAGCTGCGACCTTATCACATCTGTCATAAAACCTGTTTTCTCTGTGATAATTATACTGTATTCGGGTGCAGGCTGGATATCAAGCCAGTTTCTTATCATATTTTTCACCTTGCTTCCTATGCTGAATTTAGTCAATCTTCACACTTCCTATCTTGTCACGATACGGCAGCCAGGCATACTGACAGGAATTGATAAGGTGGTCGTTGCCGTCCTCCGGCTCAGCCTTATCCTCTTTCCAACTGTATATGTTAAGCTCGCCTGCGTACTCCTTGCAATGCTCAAGGATATAAAAATCACCTGCCGCCAGCCAAGCTGACTGCAAGTGTATTCGGTCGATTATTTTCGTTTTCTTGAATGCCGGGATAAAATTATATATACTGCCTGTGAGCCGTCCGAACTTCTGACATTCAAGTATGGTCGCCTGATCTGCGCTGTCGATATACACATCTCGTGCAAAGCCCCACGCCCTGCGGTTTTTCTCCAAGAACGCCGTGAATATTTTCGGTATGTCGGATGGCGTGAGCGGTACTTGTCTGTCACGATTGTTATACACTTCCTCGTCAAGAGTGACGCACCTTCTGTCAGCCGTTATGCCCACAAAGGTGAACGCTATGGTATCAGGTGAGGATTGCGAGTAAGCGGTGTCAAGCCCGGCTGAGAAGTACACATAATTGAAAGCTTTCGCCTGCTCTGCTGTCAAGATATTTCGCTTTTGCAGGTCAAACACAAGCCCTGTTGCACGTCCTCTCAGACCGAGTATCTTGTTCTTATACAGCTTTGTGCCTTTCGGAGCGGCAGCCATTTTTCGCTTGATATCCTCATCAGTAAGAGAAAGATTATCACGAAAAGTAAAGAACCAGTACCGCCAATTGGGTACAAGTTCTTCTGTAAGCTCTTTCATTATCTCCGCAGGCACGTCACAGGCGTATTTCTGATACGGACGTGAGCGGTTGACAAACTCTTTGTACACAGGTAGCGAGGGGTCGTCAGGGTTGAGGGTCGCCATAAGGTAATCGTTACGGGTTGACATCTCACGGACAAACTCGATATCAGCGGTATTTATCTCGTCGATATACACGCAACCGAACTGAGCGCCCAGCACCATTTCCCACTTATCCTTGTTGTCATATCCCAGAATATAGATTATCTTGCCTTCAAACTTGATATGCGGCAGTTTGTAGTCCTTATCACCGTTGCCGAAGTACCTAGCATTGGTGTGCAGGTCAAGAATGCCGTTATCCTGCTGAATGATAGTTTCCTCAGCCTTTCCCGTAGTCTTAGCGGCAATGACGTGAAGCTTTTTCCTGCTTGCCGACACCATACGCATGAACTTTATGCCTGCGCCCACAGTTGTTTTGCCGCTTGCGGTAGTTCCCTCAAGGAAGTCCGCAGACACGCCCCGAACGCTGTTGATGAAGTCCATATACTTCTGCGACAGGGGAAACTTACTCGTCAAGCCCCTCACCGCCTATCTGAGCGAAAACGTCTGAAAGCTTTTCGGAGGTCTTGACCTCCGCCTGTATCTTAGCCACATATTCCCCTGTCATTTTGTTGAGGGTATCGACGGCTCTGATACGGTCAGCAGGGTCATTCTTGCCGTCCTTTGCGATATCAGACAAGAGTGCCTGCCTCTCCTTAGCGGTCATTATACGCTCGTCCTGAGCTTTCTCGGACAGCACACGGATATACTCCGCAACACTAGGATTATCTAGGATTTTGCAGGCGTCAGCTTTCGCATACTTCTCGCTGTATCCTGCCTTTATAGCACTCTGAACGGTGTTGCCGCTCTGAGCATAGTATTCTGCAAATTTCTTTTGACGTGCTGTCATGAGAGGCACCGTCCTTTCTGAGATTTTGATATAAAAAGAACTGCCACATTGTTGTAGCAGTTCAAAAATATATTATTTGATTCCAATAATGTATTTAATCTGTTCAGCAGACACGTATTCAATTATTAAAAGATTCGAATTACTATACGATTCTCGAAACGTTATTTTATATCTAAATAGCGTTTATCAATACAATAATATAAATCTTTAATTTTTGAATGTAGATTACTAAAAAAATCAGCTTGCTCATCATTTTCCCACGTTTTATTGCAGCTTTCTGAAATGTAATCTTCAATATCCATGGTAACATTTTTCAATTCTTTGTAAAAATCCTCATCATCAAATTTAAAATATTGTGCTTTTTTTCGAAGATTCACTAGATTGTCTGATAAGCAATTTGCATCCAATAATTTTCCAGATTTGCCAAAACTTATCAAACTTATAGAATGCGGAATTATATCCACAAGAATATCATCAAATATTATCTCGAAATATCTAGCTTTTAAATTTGTTCTATTATGAGAAATATTTTGAAAATGAGTATTTAATGCTAATATTATGGAAACTACCAATGATGTAATAGATAAAATTAAAGTTGAAACTTCCATAACAATTACCTAGAATAGTTTCTTGATTAAATTATTTTTTAAGTTCTCATTATCACTTTCTATTCTAGTTCTTTCTTCAGTTGAAACTAACCCTATTTCACTAACTATTTCTGAAAAAAATCCCTGAACAAAAGATGATGCAACACCCGTTATTTGAGATGGAAATTGTATTGTAAATATTTCATTAATGTTTATTTTACCTTTAACCTGTGTACGATAGATCTCACACCCATAGTCATAACCAGCTAAATTCGTTAATGTGTTATTAAATTTCAAATTAACAGAATTGTTCATTACAAATTCCATCCTTTCTTTATAGCAAAACTTAAATTATATGCTGTTCCCGGTATGAAAACATTTCCTGTTGCAAATATATTCTTATTTGGAATACTTGTCATATAATCATTGCTATCATTAAAACCAATGAATTTATCTTTGTCAAATTTTAAACATCCATTCGTAAAATACAAAATTCTTTTTCCACTAATCATATAGCAATAATGGTTATCTACCTTTTCTTCCAAAGAATTTATTAATCTAGTTAACCCTGTCCCACCTGTTGCATTTTTCCTGTCGCTACCAGAAATTTTATGTTGAAAAGATGATAATGTGTAGAAATCATTTTCAAAATAATTGTCATTCAAGTGTTTTAAGTGATATTGTTTAGCTGTATTTACTTTTAAATACCGTTCAGGCAAATCGTTAACATTTTGAAGTTTCATTTTTAAAGATTCATGAAACAATGTATTAGAAAAATTAAGAATTACTGCATTTAGTCCATAATAGCATTGATTATCAGGTTCGCATTCTTTGTAGTAATTATTATTAGTAACATCAACATCTATTAAACAATCTGATCCGCCATGTTCATAAGCATTACCAACAAGTTCAGAAAAAACTTCAGATAGTTGATTACTAACTTCATCTCCAATTCCATTATTAATAAAATAACCATTTAAATCTTGCATTAAAGAAGACAAAGTATCATCATTAGCATTTGTAGATTTGGGGACTAATCTCCTAAAATGCCTCATATTTAAATCAAAAACAAATTTCTTTTCGAAATTACTAACTTCATTAAGTGGAGAAAACAATATTCCTTCTGTATAAATGCTTTTTATTGGTTTAAAATTAAATGCTATATTCATTTTATTTTTTACAGTAACATGATAGTATATAATTTCCAACATAACATATGACAATTTATCACAAAACATTACTTTTGGAAGATTGAAAACAAGAGGATAATTAAATTTATTAATTTTAGCACAATAATTAATTACATTAATTATTTCGCTGACATTTTTACCGGTAAATTCACCCTTATCAGCCTTAATGCTATATATCCACTTTTTATTTATTAAACAGAGCTTTTTCTTTATATATTTATCATATTGAGAACTTTCATTTTCTTTGAACAATAACTCACTATAATCCATATTATGCCCCCAAAAAAATATACTATAACTTAAGCATATTATATCTCAATTTTATTTATAATTCAAGTTACAATTTGATGACAATGCTACCTCATTATCAAAATAAAAGCTGCCACGTTTTCGACACAACGCAAAAGCGACCGCAAAATGCAGCCGCCTTTGTGAATATATTTAAAGAGTATGTAAGATGGTGGAGCAGACTTCGAGCTGGCTCGCTCTCGACCTGCATACGGAGCTTTCGCCCCGTCGGACTTCTTTTATGGAGGTCCGCAAATGTTTGCTTGCCTTATTGGCTATTGTAATGATATCATACTATGTGCGTTCCTGCAAGTGGTATTGAGTGGTCTTGTGTGGTATATTTAATTTCTCACAGCCATTGTGAAACATTCTCAGCACAGTTTTGTAATCTCTGAAAATATAGTTGTGAGCTATCTTCTTCACCGATATACCGTTGATGAAATACAGCTTGATTATCCTTGCAGTATCTATGGTTTCAGCTTCCTCATTGCAAAACATTTCGTCTATCTCAGACTGTATCTCCTGCGTGAGCCTTGCACGCTCTTCGCTCAGCTCCTTTTGTTTCTCACCCTTGCAGGCATAACTCAGCATTGAGCTTTCAGCCGTGTTGCCGGGCGTTCCTGCCGAACTGTCATTCTTGTCATAGCATACAGCTTTCCCATTCAGTATCCTTGCCCTGTTTTCTTCAAGATTGGCTATGAGCTTTGGTATCAGCTGATAGCGTGATATCTTTTCTTTTATTGTCATTTTGTACCTCCTCGATCATTCTTCCGCAGACAGGACAGAACTCAAAACGGACTTCCTTGCCGTCTGCACCAAGCTTTTCGCTCCACTCTGTCACTCCATTACAGTATTCACAGCCTGTATATTCAGGTAAGTTTACTCCGTTATGTTTCGCAAGCCCCTCGTCGCAGAGTATCAGTTCAAGTGCCTGCAATGCGTATTTGAGCTTTTCTTCCCTGTCCTGCGTTTTGTTTATCTTCCAGACCGTTGTCTGCCCTCTGCGGATATTCTCCTGCATTATGCAGGCTTGTCTGAAGAACCTGCCGTTTCGCTCTTTACTGTGAAGATATTCTCGCTTGTATTCCGCCTGCTTGTCCTCGCATATCTCTTTTGACCACCCCTCGTGCCTGTTCTTGTAGCCAAGTCTTGATAACTGCGAGAAATACTTATATTCCTCAGCAGGATACTCGTCATAGATGAGCCTGCCGTCTATTGCCATATCTTCATACCGTACAAATTCTTCTTGTGACATTCTTTTGAAATCTATTTTAATGATTATCCCCCCTCTGTGAAGGGTTGTGAAGGGTTTGCACCCTTTTTTAAGAACTCTTTCTTTATATATATTCTTTTATTTTCTAATACGAAAGGTTAGAAAAACCCTTCAACCCTACACAACCCTACACGCTTACAATTACTTACACATTATCAAGTGACAGCCCATTGAAGTATATACCGCCCCTTGTTCTTACTTTCTCAAAGCGTTTTGCAAGCTCCATACCGAACTTTGTTGAACTCATACGATATTCATTGTTCTGCTCAGCCCAGTTAAGATATGCTGCAAAAAGCTGACTTGACTTAACGCTCAGACCCTTTCCCACAGTACACTTATCCTCAACAAATGCAGAGATAACGTCCATTTCACGGCGGTACTCCCTCACTTCTTCAAGGACGGCACGAGGCATTTTAAGTCCCTCTTTCTGCCATAGCAGACAGCCCTCGACTGCCCAGCGGAATATGCCCGTAAGCTCCGCCGACAGCTTGTATTTCAGCCTGCGGTCTATCTTTTCTTCGGGTATCTGCACGGTGAAGGGTATCATATGTATCCTGCGCCATATGCCCGTATCCGTTCCTCTGATAACAGGCTTATGGTTTGTCGCCATCCAAAGTTTGAACTCAGGCTTGAACTCGAACTCGTCGCCGTAAAGCTTTCTTGCCGTAACAGTATCGTCGCCTGTAAGCTGTTTGAGCAGACCCTCGTTGATACGAACGCCCTCGTTAGGCTCAACTGAGGTCACCAGCCTTGCTCCTTTGAGCCTTGCGATATCGCTGTTTATGGCGGTGCTCTGATTTGAACGCACCATAATAGTTTCAGGCTGGATATTTGCCGCATAGTCTCCGAAAATATCCCTTATGATATCAATGAAAGTTGACTTGCCGTTTCGTCCTGTTCCGTAAAGAAAGAACGCACATTGCTCGGTGGTCGAGCCTGTCAGGGAATATCCCACAGCTTTCTGAACGTATCTGATAAGGTCTTTATCCCCTCTAAAAATATCATCAAGAAAGGCAAGCCAGCGAGGACAATCGGCATTCTCTGAATACTCAACGGCTGTCATTTTCGTCAGATATGTCATAGGGTCGTGAGGAGATATGCCGCCGCTTCGCAGGTCGATAACTCCCCCAGGTGTATTGAGAACAGTTTTAAATCTGTCCATCTGAGCAGGCAGAACAGGAACATGGTGCATGACCTCGCTTAGCATTGCGTTCTTTGATTTGTTAGAACGACAGGACTTCATATGCTTTTCAAAGGCTTTCGCCATATCCGTTCCCTCGTCTGCGTCAAGCTGAGCGTACACTTTTGCCTCTGCTGCCATGCAAGCCACAGCTTTGTCAGCAAGGCGTTTAACTGTGCCTGTCATATCGGTACACCACTTTCTGCCGTCATACCAAAGCCAGCGTTTGTCTGTATAACAGTATCTCACCTGCTCGCCGAAAAGGTCAACAAAGCGTTCTGCGTTGCCTGTATCGTCAAATGAATAAAGTCTTGGCTTGGCTTCTTCCTGCTCCACAGCGCCCACAGAAATCGACTCAGAGGGCGACTTGAAGTTGAGAGAAAATCCCCCTGCGAACTTTGGCGAATAGGTCTTGTCGCAATCGGCAATAGCTTTCTGGATCGTGAGTGCGCCATAGGTCGAACCGCTTTGCGCCCTGTCCCACTTTTCACGCATAAGACCTGAGGAACGGAATATCATATCCATTTTCTCTGCGTCACAGCCTGTCCAGAACGCAAGCATCGAGCAGAACGCCATATCAGCTTCACTCTGCGAGGTATATCCTGCGGTTCTTCCACTGTAGAGGGAAACAAATTTTCCTCCGTTCTTTGCACCTGCCGCAGCTTTGATTATCTGGTCTGCGGTGTCAAGTCTGACAGCAGGAACAGCCTTTGCCACAGGCTCGTGACCGCCTCCTATATACTTTTCGTGCAATGGCTTTATGCTGTCGGAACACTCTGCGATACTCTCATATTCTGAGCAGGAGTTGCCTGTCATAACGAAAAATCTGCCGTCCTCATACATCTCAACTGAGCCTTTACGTCTGCCACGCTTCGGGAGCGTTCCTCTGCATATGATATGTATGCCCTTGCCCGATTGAGATATTTCAGTATAGCTTTGCAGGGTGGAGATAAATTCAGATATGATGTTGCCGTTCTCTCCCCTTTGGTATGCCTCAAGCTCCTCCTCTTTGCCGTCAATGTCAACGCCGAAATAGGGACAGCCACCGAACATAAATCCTATGCCCGAATGTTTTTCTGAGGCTCTCACAGCCGTATCGAAATCGCACCAAGTAGAGGGGTTATTTGACATAGCCCCTCCGCCTGTAAGTGCGTTTATCGGCACTTTCTTTATCTTCCCTCTCTTTTCATCAGGCACAGCGTCCCAGCATATCCAGTTTGGCAGGGCTTTAAGCTCCTGCGGTATTTGTTCGTACATATATCCAACTCCTAACATAAATTTTGAAAAGTCAAAGCCTTTCACTTATCCCCGAAAAACACCCAAAAAGTTGCATTAAAAATGCAACAATTGCAGAAATGTTGCCAAATTAAAATATAAATCATTTGTTTGCACAAAATATCATCTGCGTTTTTATGCAAAAGCACTATGACTTTTCACTTTTTCAGAAATCAGAACGGCACGCCGTCATCTGTAAGCACGTCCTCAAAATCTTCAAGCGAACCTATGGCGCTGTCAGCCTGCGTATTTGTCTTAGGCGTTGCAAAGCCCGTCTGCTTAGTCGCAAAGCTGTCCGCCTTCGGTGCAGAGGATTTGAACTTATGCTTGCACTCGGGATACTTTGTAGGGCTGACAAAATTAATGCGTTCATGCTCCTTGCCGTTCCATTCCTCATGCGTGAGATCTACCCTTATGCACTTGTTCAGCAGGTCGGTGCAGTATGCTTTAAGGCTGTCATACTCCTTGCCGTCAGGAAGCTTAGCCGCCTTGCCCATTGCCATGAGCTGAGCAAAGTTGTAGCCCTCCACCTGCATATCGTTCTCATTAGGCTCATGCTTTTTCCATATGGTGTGAAACAGGCAGGAGTTGCCGTATTTCTGTCCCTGCACGTCATTTCTGATGACGAGAGTGAAGTTAAGACCCATCGAGCCTTTCTTTGTTGTGCGTTCCTCGATAGCGGTTATGATGCACTCGTAATCGCCCTCAGGCTTTAATCCATTCTGAAATGCCTCTGATTGATTTGACTTAAATCCCATTTTTTATTCCTCCGTTAGTAAATTTACTGCGTCCTCTGCTGAGCGGCATATGCCTGCCAATGCTCCGCACTCACGCATTTTTGTTATGAAATTCTTCTGCTCAGGACGAACTCGCCCCGACTTTGTTTTGACTTCGATAAAGACAGCTCTGCCGTCCTTATGTCTTACACCGAACAGGTCTGAAAAACCTTTCGGCACACCTGTGGTGAAATATCTGCCGTCAACTGTTTTCCCCTCGCCCACGTTCACACGAAAGACAGTGCAGTAGGGCGATACTGCCGCCCTTATCTCGTTTTGTATCCTGTGTTCTTCCGTCAACCTATAAGCCCCCTTTGTCTTGCCTGATAATACGCCCAGCCTGATTTGTAACCGTGACTTTTCGCATACTGCAAAAGTTCGGGATAGGTATGACAATCGGCAGGACTTGAAAAGTCAAGCTTAAATCCCTCCACCTTTACAAGACCCACGCTGCTGTCAGTTTCAAGCTTTCTCTCGGCTGAGGGGAACTCATATCCGCAATGGGGACAGCATACTTTCACCCCCGCAGGAGGAGCAGAGAAAGTATAGAAACATTCGGGGCATTGTTTCACCTTGTCGCTCTGCTCCTGCTTTTTATGCTGAGCTTTAGGCTTTTTCTCCAAACTCCACTCTCTGTCGTCGTCAGGCATACCAAACCTTGCATAGTTGCCAACGTGGTCGATTATGACGGCTCTTTTATCGGGTCTGTACCGCATACATCTCATAGCCTGCTGAATGTAAAGAGTAAGGCTCTTGGTGGGTCGCAGGAGTATGGCACACTCGCAGTCAGGAACGTCAAAGCCCTCTGAGATAAGGTCAACGTTGCACAGCACAGTTATATCTCCCCTGCGGAAAGCTGAGATAATGCTGTCACGCTCTGCCTTTGGGGTCGAGCCGTCGATATGAGCCGCCTTTATGCCGTTGCCGTTAAATACCTCTGCCGTCCGCTGAGAATGTCTGACGGAAGCACAGTAGCAGACCGCTTTTTTGCCATTTGCTAACTGCTTGTAATACTTTATGACATCACCGAAAACAGTATTTTTTACCATAGCTTTTTCTATCTCCGCCGCCATATATTCTCCGTGAGAAACGTGAAGCCCTGTAAGGTCGGCAACGTCAGGAGCATAGTAGTCATAAGGTGCAAGACAGTTGTTATCAATAAGCCACTTGGTGGATACCCCTATGATAAGCTTGTCGTTCACGTCACCAAGCCCGTCACCGTTAAGGCGAACAGGGGTCGCAGTAACGCCCACTCTCGGCACGTCTGAAAAGTATTCGTATATGCGTTTGTAGGACTGAGCAAGGCTGTGATGATTTTCGTCAGTTATGATAAGTGCAGGTCTGGCAAGCTTTTTAAGCCGTCTTGTAATAGTCTGCACCATACCCACCTCGCAGAGCCTCATATCAACGCCCCAACGGATAAAGGTCTTTTTTATCTGCTCCACAAGCTCACGTCTGTGGACGAGAAAAAGCACTCTCTTGCCGTTAAAGGTCGTTCGCCTAGCCATTTCAGCAACTATGCAGGACTTTCCTCCACCGCATGGCAGGACTATGCAGGGTGCTTTATACCCTGCACGCCAAGCCTGCCTTACTTGCTCCACCAGCTCATTCTGATACGCTCTCAGCTTCATTGGACTTCGCCGCCTTTACCCTTTTCAGAACGCATTTCATGCAAAGCTGTTTGCCGTAATTCTTCATCGAGCCGTCTATTATCTGCTGAACAGTACGCTTGCCGTCTGACATTATCGTCTTTCCACACTCAGAACATCTTGCTGGATCCTCACCCTGGTCAAGAAACTCTTTGAGCTGCCTGCCAAGTTCGGGCGTTATTACTCCTGCCCAGCCGTCAAGAAAAGTGGTATCCTTTGAGGGCTGAGCGATATGATCTCTGTTTATCTGAAAACAGATATCGAACTCATACTCGGTGTTGTCACGCTGAACAGGTGCAAGACCTATCTTCACCGGAACGTTCTTGCCTTTGTCATTGAGTTCCATTGCATATGCCATTTTCGTTCTCATTGTCACGATAGTGTGGCACGGCACGGAAAGAAGTGCGTTCACAAGCTTGTTTTGATACTTGCCGGCCTCGTCCCAAGCGGTGTAATCATTCTTGCCCTGACGCTGAGCTATCTGCGATTTGATATCCAGCACTCCGCCCTCGTTATCCCAAGCGTGCGAAAAGCTGTCAACGATAATAACACCGTCCTCGCCCACCGCCTCTGCAGCAGACTGAGCATACTCTATGTATCTTGCAGGAGAATAGGGCGGTGTGAGCGGAGCATAAAGAAAGCTGCCTGTTTTAAGGTCTGTTCTGTCAGCGTAAAAGCGGCCACGCTCATGCTCAGTGTCGATAAGAGCGACCTTGCCCCAATCCCCTGCAATACCATAGCCGAGATAAAGAGACGAAAGTGATTTGCCTGCACCTGACGGACCTATCACGGCTATTCTTGCCTTTGATTTTGCTCTTGTGACTGTAGAAAATTCAACCATTCTCTTTCCCTCCTTATCTTATGGTCAGTCCCGGTCTGCGGACAACTGCCGCATAGGGGATCTCTCTGCCTGCTTCGATAGCCGCCTTGACAGCCGTCTTGCTTATGTCAGGATCTTTGTATTTCAGCAGGCTGTCATCATTGACCTTTGCCCACTCCACAAAGGCTTTCGGGTCTGTTATCTCGGTGCTTTCCCTGCCCTTTGTAATGCTTATCTTAGCCATAACGCCCTCTATTTTGTTAAGGTTGACCCTCTGCATACTGTTCATAAGATAAGCTTTAAGGCTCTCTGCCTGCTTGACCTTCTGCTCACGTCTTGCTTTGAGGGCTCTCTCCTCTGCTTCAAGCATTTTCGCCTCGCTGTTCAGCACCTTAACATAAGCCGCAACGTTCTCCGCCTTGTCTGTAAACTCAGCCTCAACGCATTCAAGGGTATCAAACCACACCTTTTCAGCCTCAGCCTTTTCCTCTGCCGTAAGCTCGGCATTTTCCGTCATATCCTCAAGGCTGTCAAAAAGCCTCTGAAAATCGTTTGTAAGCTCATAAAGTTTCATTTTTATACCTCCAGTTTTGAATTGATTATATCCGCAAGCTGTCTTGCTTTCTGTGTGAAAAGTCCGTAATTGTCGCTGTCATTATGCTCGTTCACAAAGCCCACGAGCCTTGTTACGCTGTCAACAGCGGTGGAAAGATAAGCCTTGAATATGGCTTTATCATCCTGCGTTGACGTGATCTCTGCCTTCCCCGAAAGCTTTTTCTCATACTCCGCCTTAGTTCTGTCAAGCTCTTCACGAAGCTGTGAAAGCTTGTCCTGCTTATCCTTTTCAGCCTGCTCAGCTTTCTGCAAAAGCTCTCTGCGGTCTTTCAGGCTGTCTTCTTCAAGCTTTGAATATTTTTCCGACCAGTCAAGGTCAACACGTCGCATAGCGTCTTTAAGGTTCGCCACCTCTTTACTGTCCGTTTCCACAGCCACCTCTATAGGACGGCTCTCAAGGTCCTTTATCTCGGCTTCAAGCTGACGTATTCGCCTGTCTGCCTTATCTCTCTGTTTCGAGATCGTATCGCAGATGTTGTTCATATCCTCAAGCCTGTGACTGAGCATATCTGCCTTGTCAGCCTTGATCTTAAGCTGTTTGACCTTTTCTTCAAGCTCTCTTACAGAGGTGTTTTCAAGGTCGGTGTTCTCGGTAAGTTCAGAACGTTCGTCCTCAGAAAGCTTGGTGAGAAGTGTTAGTTTCTTTACTCCAATTAGTGAACTCGAGTTCACTAATTCTTTCGGCAACTTCTCGACAATCGAAATGTAGTTATATACTTGTCTATCCGAAAAGCCTGTTTCAGATTTACAGTAATCATTAAATTCCGAATACCCAAGCTCCTTGTAAAGCCTGCTGTCCCTCATTTCCTTAAAGCCCATACACATATCGTAAAGACTCTGCTGTGCAAACTGAGCTGAGGTCTTTATCCTGCGGTCAAGCTCAGCCGCCTTGATATATTCTGCCGATAGTTCGTTCATGCTGTTTTACGCTCCTTTCGTTTCTCAGCGAACACCATGTCAAGATACCGCTGATACTTCTGTTCAAAGTCCTTTATCTCCTGCGGTTTGTCCTCACCGCCGTTTTGTACCACGTTGTTCCTATACCCTCTGCACTGCACGATACCGCCGTATTGGTTCACCTCAACAGTATAGTAAGGCTTGTCAGGCTCAGAAACTTTTCTCAGAAACATTATACTTAGCTTTCCCATAGCATGGCGTTCTGCATATCCGCCCACACAATGGGAAAGTATCCTGCCCTCGTCCTCTATCTCTTTCAAACTGTGTGGCTGTCTGACAAGTAAGCCGTCTGCCGAAAATTCAAGGCAGACACGCTCTGCAAGCCTTTTCGTGAAGTTCTGCAAAACAAGCTCGTCCTGCTCATAGTTGATGATCTGAGTAAGCCTGTTGTGCATTGTCCAGAAATCGTGTGGCAATGCTATCATTGTATCGTGAATGTTATACTCCAGCGTTTCGCACTGCTCCAGATAGTCGCTGTAATCAAGAGGTGTCATTTCCTGCTCGTGTATGTATCGTGCCACCCTTTGCGGTGTAAGACCTGTTATCCTCACAAGACGTTCAAGAGTGCCGTGTTCGTTCTTAAAGACCTTTGCTATATTCAGTAAATCTTCCGGTCTTAGTTTTGGATATTCCTCACGATAGTCAAGATACTGCTCCCACAGGTGTTCGCTGCCTTTGAGTGTCTTGAACTCCGTCTTGTTCAGTCCGAGCATTTTCAGCAGGTCATTACTTTTCCAGTTCACACGCTGAGAGAGCAGGAACTTTTCCTGATATCCCCACCAACCTGTGTATCTCACGCTTGTTACGTCATAGTCTTGTTTCATAAGATACTCGAGGTTAGGGTGCTTGCAATATGTGTGAAGATAACATATAAGCATATTGCCGTGATAATGCTGATGTTGGCTGTAACGCATATCCGACTTGTCTATGGCTTTGATGTTCAGCACCGAATAGGAATTATCATAGTTATATCCCATACAGCACTTGCAAAAGACAGGCTCACGGAAGTCGTTACGCACAGACCAGTTAATGCCGTTATCACTGCCGTATCTCACCGACCCGTCACGGGCAAACACATACCGCTGTCTTTCCACAAGGTCACCCGTTGAGTATCGGTGAAAGCAACGTGCAAAAAGCTCAGCACCCCTTGTGAGGAACACCACATAATTCTTAGCACCCTTGCCTTTCATCTTATCCATAAGCTCATTATCCACCGCAGGAAAGCAGTAGATAAGAGCCTCTTTCCTTGCTTTTTTCATACTGTCACCTCAGAAATCAAGCAAGCCGTCAAGGGATAGGCTGACAGGCGGTTTTGCCGTTTCATTGCTGTCTGAGCCGTCGCGCAGGTCGATCGTCATATTGAAATGAACGTCCGCACCCTTGAAGTAAAAGCTTACAGCTCTGCGGTATACTTCTATATCGGAAATACTTCTTCCTGCACCCTTGACAGCATTTTCCGCACACTCAGCGAAAGTTCTGTCCGTCTGCAGGACCGCCTGAGCGAACTCCTCGTTCTGCTCACAGAAAGTGCTGAGAGCCTCAAGAGTAGGCTTTGCAACCGCCTGTGCATACTTGCCAAGCTTAGCGGCAGACAGCTCCTGCGACAGCTTGTCCTGAGCTTTCTTTGCGTTAATGTTCATTGCCGTCACCCTCCATTCTTGCTCCGCAGTTAGGGCAGTATGGTGTCGGGCTCAGAATTTTTGAATTACCAAAATTATAAAACCGGGTTTGGCATTCAGAACATATAAAACTAGCAACCAATTTGCTGTGCTGGTTAAATTTCCAATACCCACGCTTGACCTCCTGCACGTCTGCGGCAGGTTCATCATCAACCAGTTTGCACAGGTTATAATAAAGTTCTTCTATGGTCATATCCCAATCAAATATGCTGTCTGTTTCCGAATCAATAGAACACTTTAACTTTTCTGCGTCAATATATCTTGACATTGTTATACCTCCTAAAATGTTACAGTAACATTTAACACTGCCGCGTCACGCTCCACGTGAGCGTGTGAGTTGAAATATTTTGAGCATTTGTCAATCCCAAAATGGGTACCGTCACGCTCCACGTGAGCGTGTGAGTTGAAATCCAATGCCTATCCACCACGCTCAGCACAAGATACATCACTACATCTATCCCTGCAAGCACAGCTATTGTTATCAGCAGTATTCCTACAATGTTCATTACCACTTTCCTTTCATTTCAACTTCGACCTTGACCACGTGTCTGCCTGCTTCTCTCACCGCACGCTCTATGCTCTCCTCTGCTTCCTCGTAGGCAGTTTCTTTTACGCTTACATACCACCTGTACGCTACATACATTGTAAGCACCACCAAGAGCGCTACCGCTGCGGCACATCTGATTATCTCTAGTACGGCTATCATTTTCTCACGTCCTTTCAGATCTCTCTGCTATCCACTTGTCAAGCAGCGTTGAGTATATCTCGTACACATATTCGTTAAGCTTAATGGCGCACCCAAAAGGATACACGCCCTGTCTGAGCCCTGCGTTCAGCCTGTTCACGTTTGTGTTGAAGCCTGCGGCTCTGAGCCGTTCCACCGCCTCTGCCGATGATATCACTCTGAGCATTTAGTCCACCTCCTCGATAATCGAGACGGTTTCACCCGAACTAATAGCGTTCGCTTTTACTTTCCATAAAGCCTCACGTTCGCTATCGGCGGATACTGTATAGACCCAGTTGCGATTATACCGGTCTGTCGTCGTTACCTTGTACAGTTTCATTTTTGTACCTCCTTGAAAAATCTAACTTTGTGTGGTATAATACATTTATCATAAATAAAGGATGTGTAAATCTATGACTGATGTAATTACTTCAAACAACGCACTTTACAAAGATGATGATATTGAATTTAATATACAATTTCCTTGTTTTTGTCCTCATTGTTCACAAAACATATTTGTTAAGCATCTAAAAAGCTTCCACATCAGGCCCACTTATGGTGGCTCAATAACTATTTATGCAAACTTTTTGTGTCCTAGTTGCGAAGAAATATTTATGGCTATATATAAGGGCTACCCTGCAGAAACGCTTATTCCATTCAAGATAATTCCAGAAACCTCAGAACGCATAGATTTTGATACTGACATCTCTGAGATATCACCTGGATTTATCAAAATTTATAATGAATCGTTTCAAGCTGAACAAAATGGACTAACTGAAATATGCGGTATGGGTTATAGAAAAGCTCTTGAATTTCTGGTTAAAGATTTTGCGATTAATCTTCACCCAGAAGAAGTAGAAAAAATCAAAAAGCAACCGTTAGCTCAATGTATCGAAAACTTCATAGACAGTCCAAAGATAAAAACCCTTTCAAAAGCTTCTGCTTGGATCGGTAATGACGAAACCCACTATTGCCGTCAACACGAAGATTACAATATAGAGCATTTAAAAGCTTTTATTAATGCCATTGTTTCATACATAAACTCAGAGCTTGAACTAAAAAAAGCTGAACAACTTGTAGGAAAATCTGATTAATCCTTTTCGCAGAGCAATTTTCCGTCAAGAGTCCAATACTGAATGACCTCTCTACAGGGGTCATTTTCTGTTCCTGCACCTTTCAAGGCTCTTGTTACGATCACCTGCTCAATTCTGGCACTGTCACACCCTCTTGGAGTAGCAGTAATTTTCTTTTCCACGTTTCTCTCACCCCCTCTTTAATCACTTGTTTCCTTTAAGAAACTGTGTCTGCAAAAAAAATATCAAGTATCTTTTCTTGCGTAAGTTTCAGCACTTTGGAGATATTTGCGATCTCAGGCTGCTTAAACGCAGTTTCCCCTTTCATACGAGAATACAGCGTTTTCTTGTCCAAGCCTATTAGCTCAGCGAGTTTTGGAATGGTCAGACCACACCTTGCTATCTCCGCATTAAGGTCATTAATATTCATTGCTTTCACCGCCCTTTCCTGTCTTAGTTTCCTTTAGGACACTTTCAGTATATCATATCAAAATAGCATTGTCAACCCCTTTAGGAAACTTTTTTCACTTTTTTGAAAAAGTAGTTGCATTTTAGAAACTTATATGTTATAATATAATCAATCCAAATCAGGAGGTCAAAAATTATGGACATAGGAAAACTTATAAATAAAAGAAGGACAGAACTTGAACTTACTCTTGAAGATGTGGGCAATGCTGTTGGCGTTAGCAAGAGTACAGTAAAGAAGTGGGAAGACGGCTTTATATCAAATATGAAAAGGGATAAGATAGCCGAACTTGCAAAGGTGCTTAAACTCAATCCTGTTTCACTTATCACAGGTGAAGAAACTGTTGAGGATACGTCTGATAGCATTTTCAATGACTTTGACAATATCAGACCGCTTGCACTTAAAAAGTTTCCTATGGTCGGCGAGATAGCTTGCGGCAAACCTATTTTTGCAGACGAGGATCACGAGAGCTACATAATGGCTGATACTGATATCCACGCTGACTTCTGCCTTAAAGCTAAGGGCGACAGTATGATAAACGCAAGAATATTTGACGGCGATATCGTTTTTATCAAGCAAATGCCAATGGTCGAAAACGGTGAGATCGCAGCAGTGATAATTGATAATGAGGCAACGCTGAAAAGGGTCTATTATTATCCTGAAAAGCACAAGCTTATCCTCAATCCTGAAAATCCTGCGTATGAGCCGCTTGTGTATATCAACGAGGAGCTTGACACTATACGCATTCTCGGCAAGGCTGTTTGCTTTATGAGCAGCTTGTGAGGTGACAGAATGTCCTCAAAGAAACGCAAATCAGAGCCAGGCTGTATTGCCACTATATTTGGCTATCTGATATTTGTCTGCATAATCGCTCTTATCATAGACCTTATTAGAACTCACATATCCGAGCGAGCCAAACATAACCTTATGGTAGTTGCTATCGTGATCGGCGTTATCATATTCATAAGCATGGTCTGCACCATTTACCGCAAGCTTCACAGAAAGTATACTTTGAAACAACTTGATAAAATGGACGGACACCAATTTGAATATGCCTGTGCTGATATTCTGAAAGCCAACGGCTACAAACACGTTAAGGTCACAAGAAGCTCCGGTGACTTTGGCGTTGATGTCATTGCAGAGAAAGACAAGGTCAGATATGCGATACAATGCAAGCGATACAATCACAAACTTGACAACACCCCTATACAAGAAGTTGTCGGCGGACTTGCGTACTACCAATGTGACAAAGGTGCCGTTATGACAAATCAGTATTTTACCGAGCCTGCCAAACAGCTTGCACAGGTGAATGATATAGAGCTGTTGGACAGAGATACGCTTTCACATATGGTTGATAAAACAGAAAAGTCATTTGATGATAAGCTTAATTTATTCAGATCTTATTTGACCAACTCATCTACAATGCTAGTTGCTTATCTCGAAAAGTGTGGAATTTATTCAAGGATAGAAGATATAAATACAGATACCAAAACACTGTCATTTACCCTTAAATTAAAATTTGCAGATGATATCGAGAATGTAAAGGCAAAGAAGAAAGCAATTTCCAAAATAACCAAAGCGAAAGTAATTGCTATAGTGCAAAACGAGAATGATATGATAACTATCATTGTTCGTACACCAAGAAAATACAGAATAAAATCATAAAAAAAGTCCTCCGAGCGTTGACAGCACTCAGAGGACAGGTGAACTGATATTGACAGTATCAGCTCGATTAAAATTCACACCCAAACCCGTTAAGAAAGGGCGAATTTCGCCCTTTTATTGTAGCACACTTTCGGGGAAGTGTCAAGAATAGGAGGCAAATATGCTATGTAAAAAATGCCGCAAGGAAATTCCTGACGGCTCAATTTACTGCAACTTCTGTGGTAAAAAGCAGGAGACCACAAAACGAAAAGTCCGCCGCAGAGCAAGAGGAACAGGTACGATAAGATACAAGCCTGAATACAAAAACCGCCCATATGTGGTTTTCAGCCCTCGAACAACGTCCGGCACAGGTGAAAAGTACATCGGCTGCTTCAAAACGGCAGCAGAGGCACAAGCCGCCCTTGATAGTTACTTCAACTCTACGCACATAGATCACTCCAGCCTAACTCTTGCACAAGCGTATGAGAATTGGAGTTCCGAGCATTTTGAAAGCCTTACAAAGAGTGGTGAGCAGGGTTACAAGACCGCATGGAGATACCTTGATAGTATCGCAGGCAGGAAGATGTCAGAGCTTAAAACAGCAGATTATCAGAGGTGCATAACCGAATGTGCCAAGCGTTTCAGCCGTTCGCAATGTGCAAAAATCAAGCAGTTATGCTCACAGCTCTGCAAGTACGCCGCCCAAAATGACATCATAGACAAAAACTATGCTGAATACATAACACTTCCGAAAGAGGTTAAGAAAGAGAAAAGAATTTTTTCAGCGGAAGAGCTTGAAAAACTGTGGGAACACTCTTCGGATAGATCTGTCCAAGTCATTTTGTTTATGATCTACACAGGCTTTCGTATCGGCGAGGTGTTCACGATACTTAAAAAGAATGTCCACCTTGCCGAGAACTACATGATCGGCGGCATCAAGACCGAAGCGGGCAAGGACAGACTTGTGCCGTTTCCGTCACAGATACCCGAAATAAAGACGTTTGTACAAGATTGGTACAATGAAAGCAAGACGGATTTTTTGCTGAATGGTGATGTCAACAATTTCAGAAAACGCAATTTTTATCCTGCACTTGCCGAGTGTGGTGTGATACCCGAGCCGACAGTTACAGAACTAAAAAGCGGCAAAACGACAAAGAAATATGACACGGAGATAACGCCTCATTGCTGCCGTCATACGTTCGCAACGTTATCGGCAGATTGCGGTATGCAACCCGAAAAATTACAACGTATCATCGGTCATGCCAAGTATGAAACAACGGCAGATATATACAATCACTCAGGGCAGGACGCAAAAGCACTAGCAGAAGAAATGTCAAAGTTAAGAAAGCCAGTGGAACATTAG